ATGTTTGGAATTTTGTTTGGAATGTTCCTAAATGTTTGTTTTGTTTCGTTTGTTTTTTAGCCTAAATATAAATAGAAAAACAAACATTTTGTTCTTCGAACAAAACATTTGTTATAGGGGCTAACGCCCTCAGATAATTTGATTAGGGGTATCTTTAGGCGATATCCCTATTTTTTTTAGGGGTGGGGGTATATCATTCCCTACTGGATAATTGGGGCGTAGCTCCAATTAATCCGGGTATTATTTGATAACTTATAAAAAATTTGTTATAATATATATGTAAATAAGGAAAGGTAGTTGATAATAGATGTATATAATAAAAGATGAAGATAGATATTACATTAACAGAGTATATTGGTTTCATAGTGGAGATTGTGCTATATATGAGTTTACTAATAAAGATGGAGATGTAATAGATTATGAAGTAGGGATAAGAGAAACTATCAATGAAATGGTAGAGTTATATTTTGATTAAAGGAGGAATTGAAATGAAGAAATATAATTATTATGCATTTGAGTATTTAAGTGAGGGATTGTTAAAAAATCCAAGAATGGGCGAAGCAAGGACATATGATGAATATGAAAGAGGAGATACGGTAGTAATTGAAAAAGAAGGTAGAGGAATATTCTTAGGTAAAGTAATTGGTATAGCACTAAGTGAAGATGTAGAGGGATATAATATAGTGCAGAAGGTAGATGTTTCCGCCTACTTTGATGCTATTGAAAGAGAAAAGAAGAGAGAAGAATTGATGGGGTTAATGGAAGAGAAGTTTAGAGAGATTGATAAAATAAAGAAGTTTGAATATTATGCTACTCTTGATGAAGAGTTTGGGAGGTTATATGAGGAGTTCAAGAATATATAAGGCGGCTAGAGAATATTTGGGGCTAAGAAAAGAAGATGTGTGTGCTATATTAGGTTGGGAGATGGAAGATTTAGAGGCTATTGAAGAGGGTTATGTTCCATCTCTTGATATGCAGGGACAGTTATATAAGTTATATGGGCTAAATGGAAAAGAATGGGTAGATTTAGAGGCATATAATATTGAGGGGCTTAATGAACACGATAAGAGAGAGGTTGTTAAGATGTTCTTATTTGCAGATGAAGTGAGGGCTCTTGACAAGAAATAAAAGATATGATATGATAAGGGGTTAATGATGGGGAAATGTAAATAGAGGTGCTATATATAGCATATATGATTAGAGATGGTGTTATGGGCGTGGCCCGGGACCCGTCCTATACAACTATACATTCCTCCTTATCGTTATCGTCTTTGTCAAAAACTTTTTTTGCAGGGCATATAGAAACCCTAATAGGCATAAAATGCTAAAATATAAGTCTGACGGAAAAATATCCGCCAGATTTTCTTTTTGGCTTAAATTGGCAATCCTTACTTGACTTATTTTTTATTTTATGTTATAATTATAATGGGGGAGAATAATAATAAGGCGGCGGGACTGGTCCTGTTAAAAGTAACGATAGCGGCTTAAAAAAGTCTTTTTTTTATATTATAACATATTTTTTTTATTTTGTCAAGGGGTGATCGTACAATTTAGGGAAAATAACATGGGTCGCGGTCGCGCCAAACAAACAGCGAAAAATGCCATATGGGATGCGGTCGGGCGAAACGAATTTAGTTCGATCACTTTCGGGAAAAGCGCGGACCAAACAACTAAACCAAACAACCATATAAAAATCCCATATAGAGATCTTTGGACGGGAAGCGGGCTCGCGCGGTCGCCCGCGACCCGCTTGACACTTTACATGTAAAATGTAAAGTAAATATATGTAAATCCGCTTGACGGTTTACATGTAAAGTGTAAAGTAAAATGGGGTGTAAATTTACATTTTTTAGTGTAAATTTACATCTTTTTGACACATTTCCGCCCTAATTTGACATTTTTTTGACATTTTTTAGTGTAAAATTAATATTTTTGCATAAAAAAAGTGTAAACCTATGCTTTTGGTTTACGCTTTTGTGTCAAATCCAACTTATATTCATTGTCTTTATATGTAAATGTTATAATTTTTGCTTTATTTTCTATTGCCAAGTTGTCTATACCTGTTATATCTTCAAGTAATTCAGCAACTACGCCTATAATATACTCTTTTTCAGGTTGTGGTTTTTGTGTTCTCTCTTTTTGAGTTTTTTTAGTAGGTGCTTTTTCTACTTTTGCATTTATAATTTTATTAGATTTGTTTTCTTTTGCTTGGTCGCATAATTCCATTTGGTCTAGGTTTTCTAGGTGTCCTTCATCTTCTAACCAAGTCAATATAGCATCTTCCATATCTATTCCTAATTTATCAACGCATCTATCTATATATGTCTTACCTACTTTTACAACTTTTTCGTTATCAAGTGTTATCTCTATAACATTGCCCTTTACAATATAATCTTTCATATTATCAACTCCTTACATTATATATTATAGCATATCTAGGACTACTTGTCAATACTTTTACCCTATTTCTAGGGAAGTTGCCATATTAGGCAACTTCAACAGAGAAATAAGTTTTTTTCTTGTCAACAGTTCTAACAACTCTATTGTCATTTACAAGTTGAGTTAATAAAGCACTTAATTTTTGGTTGCTATATACTGCCATATCTTCGTTGATTTTTTGCATTTCAGTTATTGTAACTGGTTTAGCAATTTCAACTAATGTAGCAACGATTTTATCTTTTATGCTATCATTTTCTACTTGGTTTTTTGTCTTAGATGTTGAACTTGCTTTTTTTGTTAACAAGTTAATTTCGTTGTTGATAAAGTCAACTAACATTTCGTTGTCTTGGATATAGTTTAATACCATACCAAATTTTTCTTTTTTAGTTAATTTTTTGATTTCAGCCATTTTAATCATCTCCCTTTCATTTGGCTTACCTAGTGTTTTCTCACTTGGTATATTCATTATATCATAATCAATTTTTATTGTCAACACTTTTTTTTAATTTTTTCTAAAAATATTTTTTTTAATTTTTTTTGTTGCAACTTTTCTTGATTACATATATATTATATAATATAATTTTTAAATTGTCAACAACTTTTTTTAATTTTAGAAAAAAACTTTTTTAAAATGTTGTTTTTTCTTGATTACATATACATTGTATAATAATTTTTAATAAAAGTCAATAAAAAAATTAAAATTTCTTAAAAAATTTTTCTTGACACACTTTACTGTAAAGTTGGCGTAAATTTACATGTAAAGCCAAATGTAAAGTAAAGTGCCTAATAAATGTCAATTTACACTTGACACTTTACATGTAAAGTTGACATTTTACACTTTACATGTAAACCGCTTTACACTTTACATTTTGGGACTTTACACTTTACATGTAAAGTTGACATTTCGGTTGACAAAATTTTACTTTACACTTTACATGTAAAGTTCGGGCCCTCTGCGATCGCCCGCGCCGCGGAGACTTTTCAGGAAAAATAAAAATCCAATAAAAATCATTTTTTCTCTTGACAAAACCTCAAAAGTATGGTATAATAAAAAATGCGGGGTGAAGGCGGACGTTAGGGAGCCGAGGGGGTAAAAAAAGTGTAAACCGCATCCGCGACTTTACACTTTTATTTTGTCAACCACTTTACATATAGGTTGACACTCTATTGACATTGGAGATGTCAAGTGCTTTACACTTTTGATATGTAAAGCACTTGTCAACTAGACTAATGCTTTGAAATAAGTTTTTTTCTTATCAACTATTCTTTCAATTCTATTTTCTTTATGTAATTGAGTGAATAGTGCTGATAGTTTTTGGTTGCTATATACTTTCATTTCCTCAAAAGCATTTTGGAATTCAGTGATAGTATATTGACCATCAGTAGAATTTAATAATTCAACGATTTTTTCTTTGATGTTTTCGTTTTCTACTTGATTTTTAGATTTTGCACTTGAACTTGCTTTTTTTGTTAATAAATTGATTTCATTATCAATAAATTCCATAAGCATTTCATTGTCGGCGATATACTCCTTAATCATAGCAAATTTTTCTTTTTTAGTTAGTTTTTTGTTTTCCATATTTATCAATTCCTTTCCTTAGGGGGCTACCCTATTTGTAAGTGTTTCTCTCACTTACATATATATTATATCATAAATAAGATTTGATGTCAACACTTTTTTAATATTTTTTAAATATTTTTTTTATTTTTATTTTTGACTTCTTTTCTTATTTACATATATATTATAACATTTTTATTTTAAAAAGTCAATAGTTTTTAAAATATTTTTAAATATTTTTTTAAGTGTTTTTTTTCTCCTTTTCTTATTTACAATATAATTATAACATTTTATTTTAAAAAAGTCAATACTTTTAGGATAAAAAAATTTTTTTATTTTTTTTGCATTTTTCACTTGACAAACTTGGGGGTAGTGTGGTATAATATTTCGGCCTGCGGCGACCGTTTACCTTTATTATACCACAAAAAACGGGGCTTGTCAATACTTTTTATAAAAAAAATTAAATTTTTCAATTTAATTTTTTAATCTCCAGATGATACAAACTCAACTTGTTTTTCAGTTTCATTTGGAATTTTTACTACAAAAGAAGCAACTGAATAGTAATAACCGCCATTTCCCGCATCTGCATTTGCTTCCGCTTGACAAATTAAATTTTGATTATGAAACATTTTTACCACTGCTTCGCATCCGTAGGTGTATCCGTCGCTCCAGTGTTTATGTTTTGGCTCACTTACATCAGTGATTACAGCATTTAATTCAACTTTAGTAAAACAACCTGACGCACTAGCACAACAATCTTGTTCAGTTTCTTCTATTGCAATAATTATACCATTATCTAAAGTAATTGTATTATCTTGCCACTCTATAACCTTTCTATACAATAGCATTTCTTTAAATTCTTTAAAACTCATTTTCTTCAACTCCTTTTCTTATTTACAATATAATTATATCATTTTTTTAAAAAGAAGTCAATACTTTTTATAAAAAAAATATTTTTTTTTACAACTCTGCCGGGTGTATCAAAGAGACAGTTTTAAAAATTTTTTGTCTCTTAAATTCTACAACGCCGCCGGGTGTATCGCATTTCTAGGAATAAAAAATTTTTTAAAAAATTTGCAAAAAAGACTTGACAAAATCCTGAAGGTATGGTATAATATTTTTCGGCCTCCAACGGCCGCTTACTTCTATTATACCATAAAAAACGGCATTTGTCAATAGTTTTTTTAAAAAAAAATTGCAATTTCCGCAATTTTTTATTTGAATTTATATGTAGTTTCAAGAACTACTTTTTCAAGTATTTTATCATCTTGAATTAAATATTCTATATCTCGGGCATCATTTCCGTTTGATGCGATTTCACATAACTCTTGTAAAGTTATTTCCCTTATATAATATTTATTTTTTTCTTCTAGCTGAACTTTTGTTTTAAATATATTGAAAGACATTTCCCAATTTGTTAATTCATAGTATTCATCAAGTGTAAATTCTTCTCCTGCAAATTCTTTTATTATTTCAATTAATTTTTCTACATCATACATTTTTATCAATTCCTTTCTTTTTTGGTATAAGTTGCTATTTTGTAGCAAATAGCAACTTATCCATTTTTTTATGTTGTTTAAAGCAATATGCTAGAATTTCCTTTTCAATTAAAGTATCTTCTAAACCAGTATGGCTTTCTTCAAAAGTAGTATCTTGTTTAATATATCTATAAACAATTTCAGCAGTAAATCTACATTTACCATTTTTTGTAAGATAGCCATTTTCTTCACAAAATCTTTTGTAAGTAGGCATTTGACCTAATACAGACCTAGCCATTTTTAGACTATCCCACCATTCAATATATGGTAGCATTGCATATTCTTCTAGATATTCTTTAGTATTCTTTAATACGCCATAATCAAATCTAGCATTATGAGCAACCACTATTGATATATCAAATTCTTCAATAACTTTTCTAAGTATAAAAGATATTTGCGACCAAGTTTTTACAACTCTTGAACCATTTGCTATATCTATAAAATAGTTAGGGATTTTATTTGCATAATACGAACTTTGCATTTTTGTGTTATACTCTCCAAAAAATATTTCGCTTATGATATAAGAACCCGTTTTATAAACATTTCCTTTTTTATCGCATACAGTATAACCCAAATCATAGGCTAACATATTGCTAGGCTCTACCTTTTCCAATTCCCTATCAATAGGGCAAGTTTCAGTATCTAATACTAAATAATAAGTTTTTCTTTTGTCAATTTTTTTCATTTTTAATTCCTTCTTTCCTTGATTACATATTAAGTATATCATATAATTTTTTTAATGTCAATACTTTTTTTTAATTTTTTTTATTTTATTTGCAAGACTTAATTTTTAGTCTTGCAAATGTAGTAAGTGTCGCCTTGATTAGTGTATTTTTCTATTATATTATTATAGCCACCACATCTTTCAATAGCACGATTTTTTTCGTGCTTATCTAAAGCACTCAAACCATAAAAACATAAAATTAAAATTCCTATTCCTATTATAATTAATAATAAGTCTTGCATTTTTTCTTTCATTTTTTCTTCCCTCTTTCCTTTTATCTATATTAATTATAGCATAGATAATTTTTAATGTCAATACTTTTTTTTAATTTTTTTTAAAAACTTTTTTGTAAATATTTTTTCTTTTTTTATTTACAATTTAATTATAGCACTTTTAAAAAATAATTGCAATACTTTTTTAAAAAATTTTTTAAAAAAAGTTTTAAAAAAACACTTGACAAAAAGAAAAAAATGTGGTAGAACAACGCACCCACGTGTGTCATTTTTGCTACTTTACACTTGACACTTACTTTACAGATTTTACACTTGACACTTTACTTGTAAAGTTCAGGTAAAAAAGTGTCAAGTAAGTGTCAAGTGTAAACAAGTGTCAAGTTGACACTTACTTGACACTTTTTGGGTGTTCGCTTTACAGTTCGCTTTACACTTTTTTGTGTCAAAAAAGTGTAAAGTGCTTTACATTCCTGAAATCGTGTCGTGACCTTCGCCCACGACACGCCAGTAGAGTAGGTGAGTGCTTATCCCCTACTCCACCCTACTCTCCCCTACCCTATCAGGATTTTTTATTTACATCCGCTTGACATTTTTCACTTGACAAAAAACGTAAAGACTCTCCTTTCCCAAAAAATCGGCTCAGCGCGCACGCCCGCGAGCCGAAAATTTGTCAATTCTTTTTACACTTATTTGACACTTTACATGTAAAGTGTAAAAAAAATAAGAGACATTTTATTTGTCTCCTAAATAATTATTATAATATTCAGTTACTCTTGGCACCCAATTTTTATTTAATCCATTTGGGTCATTTGCCGCACCAACAGGACAATAAACTGAACCAATTTCTTCAATAGTTTTTAAACCTCTACCAAAATATCTATTTGTTAAAAGATTTACAAAAGCATTTAATCCTTCTTCAAGATTGTTATAAGAATAAAAACTATTTTCTTTACTATTGTATAAACCACCAAAATTATTATTTTCTTTAAATAGTTTAGAAGTCCAATTCCCTGTTTCGTGTCTACTAATTGCAACTAATAAATATGCTTGATTTTCAGTTAAGTTATTTTCTAATGCTCTATTGAAAATTGCAAATTCTATTTCTTGTGTTAAGTTGTAACTTTTTTCTTCAGTTTCTTGAATTTCTTCTATTTCTTTTTGTTTCTCTGTGTATTCAATTTTTTCAACATTTTCTTCAGTTACCATTGCAACAGTGTTATTTGCTAATGCTTGAATATTAGTTTGAGATAATTCTACTTTATTAATAATATTATAAAATGTAATTAAGTTTGGTAAATTTCCAATTATTAATGTATAAATTAATATTGTTTTTAATAACTTTGGTAATCTATTAAAACCCTTTATAACTAAACTATTAATATTCTTAAAGAATAGATACACTAAATAAAGAATAGCAATTATTAAATAAACTGTGTTTCTTATTAAGATTTTTACTAATCTTTTAAAAGTAATTTTCTTTTTATTCTTTTTTATTCTTTTCATTTTTAATCATTCCCTTTTCTTATCTTTTACAATTTAATTATATCATCTTTAAAAGTATTTGTCAATAGTTTTTTTGTATTTTTTTTATTTTTTTTATTTTATTTTAAACTAAAAAGAAAAAAGAAAAAATTTCTTTTTTCTTTTTCTTTTAATCAATTAGCCAATTTGTTGGATTTACTCTTAAATCTTTAATTACAAATCTAACTCCAATTGTTGCCATTGCGTAAACGCCAATTTCTACAATTATTAAATCGTAAACTCCATTTAATTTAATGTGATGTAACACACTAATTACACTAAATACAACCATTGCAATTGTAAAAATATTCTCCCATTTAATTCTTCTTAACTTTTTCATTTTAATCAATTCCTTTCTTTCTTTATCTTACATACTTATTATACCATTTATTTAAAACTTTGTCAATAGTTTTTTTATTTTTTTTTAATTATTTTTTTAATTATTAAACATTGTTTGTTTAAACAATGTTTAATAATTCGTTTAAGTGTTTAATTGTTTGTCCTTTCCAAAGTTTTCTTGAATTGTCTGAAATTGTTGTTAATCTCTTAATTCCTTTGCCTCCAATTCTTTCCCATTCATTCAAGTTCTTTGTGTAATCATCTAACAACAAACAATTCTCATTAATTTTAATGTTGTATTTATTTTGAATTATCTCTGCTTTGTTTTCTCCTAATCTACAAAGAGTAATATTTTGTTCTTGAATGTTCGGCAAATATTTTTTTAACCAAATCATTTTGTCATTATCTGCTTGTTCGTTTGGACTTGCTGAAATAATAAATAAATTTCCTTTCTTTGCTAATTCGTTGACAACTTCAATTCCTTTGTAAGCAAGTAAGTTAGCAAAAAAGCCTTCTTCTTTGTCAAATCTTTCAAGAGCATTTCTAACATTAAATCTTGCTAATGTTCCATCTAAATCTAAAAATAATTTTTTCATTTCTTATCAATTCCTTCTTTCTTATTTATTTATTTTTACAATTTAATTATAACAAAATACTAAAAGTTTGTCAATAACTTTTTTTAATTTTCTTTATTTTTTTATTATTTTATTTAATGGCAAGCTACTTTTTTATTTTTTAATGTTAAAAAATACTCAACTACGCAACATTCTTTTTGTTGGGTGTTGTCTCCTAATTTTGGGAAAATTTACTTTTTGTTTCTTAAAATCGACTTTCTCACGTCCAAAAAATCTCCAAATGTTTTTTCAATTCTAGAAACGGAAAATCTTTTTTCAATTCCAGAAACGATTTTCTAATAATCTCCAAATCTTTTTCCACACTCGTTTAAACCAATCTTTTATCCTATCCCATTTATCATACATCACATACTCTGAACCTTCTTCCCAAAAGTCCATCATTTCCGCTTCCGGAATTAACTCTTTTTGAGTAATCCCTTTAGGGATTAACTCTTCTTCTTTTCTTTCTTCTCTATCCATTTTAAAATATCCTCACATGCCATGTAGTAGCCGTCATCGATTCCGCTTAAATAATCAACACTTCCTTCTACTCCAGCAGCTTCTTTCATTTTATTTATATTTTCTTCCCTTTTTTTTCTCTCCATCTTCCTAATATTTTTGCGGAAACTCTTTATCCAAATAAATCTAAATAACATCTTCGCCTACACTCCTCTCAACCTTTTCAACTATTCCCGCCTCAATCATATCATACAATACATCAAGACAATTTTGGCATCTAATTTCGCGGGTACCCATATTTACTTCAATAGTCTCAAGCATACCTCTCACAGGAACTTTTCTCCAATAACTCCACCATCTTAAATCATCTGGCAAATTATCAATTCCGCGAATTAAACATCTCTCACTAAAATCTCCAAACTCATCTAATCTTTCCCACTCAACATCATCTTTCAACTTAATTAAATAGTCCATGCGGCAATCCTCCCTTCTCGGCGCCTTAATCGCGGCTAGCCTTTTCTATTTCATCTAATATTTTCTTATATTGTGCGGCACGTGCACTATAGGGAACAGTTTTATCTATCCCAGGTGCTGTTAATATCGCCGCAACAAGTCTATCGGCAACCGCAAGTATTAAACTTTCCATAAAATTAAACATTACTTAATTCCCTCCTCATTTGCTCTTTTAAAATTTCATACTTAATATCATCAAGGATTTCCGCACTTTTCTCATTAATTGGCTCTTGAGCCAACAGAAAATCATTCTTAATCCTAACAATGAATTTCACCAACTGATCACAAAATACTTCAGCTCCATCTTTTGAAAGCGGAGATCCATCAATATCTTCCTGCTTTTTATAATGCATTAATTCATCTCTCTCTTGACTTATATAACATGCGGCAAGAGGCTCTCCATCTACATATCTGCGGATAAACTCAAATAATCTTGCACAGTGATGTAATTGCTTCCCATCGTATCCATACTTTTCAATTTTCTCCATTGTATTTGGATATGGGTGGCATAAAGCCTTTTGTTTTTCCATTGCCATACCTGCAATACATCTAAGAAATTGGTTGCGGTTATACGATGCAATTTCATCTCTATATAAAAACATATTGTAAATATAATCTATCCATCTTGGATTAATATATACATATTGTGAATATAATAATTCAATATAACTTAAGTTCATTTTCTTAAACATATCAAACATAACGCGGATATCTTTTACCTCAGCGTGTTCATCATTATCCATAACTTCTACTTTTGAAACTGGCGGAGATGCCATAATAAAGTCTTTTAATTTAGGTAAAACAATAGACTTAGTATCGATATCAGAACAATATTCTTCAGAGTACTCATCTAACCCGTAATTTTGAGAACCTTGAAGACAGGTGCATACAACCTCATAACCCAATGATTCTAAATATTTATAATGTTCTTCAACTCTTGACATAATTTCTTTTTTATTCATATTTGCATCATCCTCTTTTCTTATATATATTATATAATATATTTTTTATTTTGTCAATCATGTTTCTTTAATCAGGATTGACAAAAAAGAAAAAATATGTTACAATAGAGTTATGAAAGTCAATAGAAGAAAGAAAGGAGTTAAAGATATGGATAATAATACTCAGCAATTAATAAAATTAGACTATTCATTAAAAACAGCTAAAGAGCGAGCTGACTTTGTAGCAAAATTACCAAAGAGCCAATTAAAAAATAAAAAATATTTAGAATATTTAGCAAATTATATAGTTATGGCTATGACGCCAGAAGAAAAAAAGGAAAAATTAATTTTAACTGATAATAGAATGGTTACAATCAATAAAAGAGAAACTTCCTATCAAGGTCTTGTTAGTAAGTTTGAAAATGGAGAAGATGGATTATATAATCTTATTATAGACGATAAGAATGTATTATTAACACCAAAAATTTCAATCACAGAGAAGGATATTGCGGAAATCCCTCCTTTAAAAGATCTTAGAGAAGGAATTGAAATTTTAGAAAAGCAAGTAAAAGAAGCTACTGGAAAAAGAAAATTTTTATTGAAAAAACAATTAATAGAAATGCATCAAGAGCAATATATTATAAAAAATTTGTATAGACATACTTTAGTAATGACATCAAATTCTACCAGTAATGGAATAAAAAATATTACTAATGCTGATTTATCTGAAGAAATTACAATAGATGAAAATGGAGAGCCTGTTAGTAATGGACTTATTAATTTTTTTAATCATAATCATATGTCCGCATTATTATGTAACTATTCCTCTTTAAAGGAAGATGCATGGGGAAAATTTTCTAGCGATTCTTATTACATGATGTTAGATTTAGATAATCTAATTGAACAAACTTTAAATAATGATAAATATCAATTATATTATAAATTATTAATATATAAAATTGATGGAAAACAAAATGTAGAAATTCAAGATTTATTAGATAAAGAATTTAATATTAGACATTCTATAGAATATATATCTTCTTTGTGGAGAAACAAAATTCCAAAATTATTATCAGAACAGGCAAAAGAGAATTACCTACTTTGGCATTATACGCATGTTGAACGCGGAAAATGGAAAACATGTTCAAAATGCGGAAAAGCAAAATTAGCTACTAATAGATTCTTTTCTAAGAACGGCACTTCAAAAGATGGTTGGTATAGTATATGTAAGCAGTGTAGAAATGAAAAAAGTGCAGAATCAAGAAAAAAATAGAAAAGGAGATTTACAAATATGATAGAAAAAAGAACTTGTCAAAAGTGTAATAAAACATTGGATGAGAAAACTCAATTTTATACTTATCGAGATGGTAGTAAAACAGAAATGTGTAAAAAATGTTTAACAATGCATATTGATAACTTTAATCCAAACACTTACTTATGGTTATTAGAAAAAATGGATGTTCCTTATATAGAAGAAGAGTGGAATGTTTTAAGAGATAGAGCTTTTGCAAAAAATCCTAATTTAAATGGAATGTCAGTTTTTGGAAAATATCTTGCAAAAATGAAATTGCGCCAATGGGAAAATTATACTTGGGCAGATACAGAAAAATTAAAAGCTTTAAATGAAGAAAAAAATAAACAGAGTGCTTTTGAAAGAGCTCAATATGAAGAATCTATTCGAGAGCAATATGAAAAAGGAGAGATTGATGAATCTCAATATAAAACCTTAGTAAGTACAGAGGCGCAAAATTTAGAATTCCAAAACAATCCTGTTACAATGATGAATCCAAAAGATGTGTTTTATAATGAAAATGATTACATTCAAGATTCAGATTTACCAGACTATACACAAGAACTTTCTAATGAAGATAAAATTTATCTTGCAATGAAATGGGGAAGATTATATAAGCCTATTGAATGGATAGAATTGGAAAAGAATTATAATGAAATGATGAATTCATTTGATATCCAAGATGCGGATACAATTAATACACTTACACTATTATGTAAAACAAATTTAAAAATGAATCAGGCTATTGATTGCGGAGATGTAGAAGGCTTCCAAAAATTATCAAAAGTATCTGAGTCATTAAGAAAATCTGCTAAATTTACAGCAGCACAAAATAAGGAGCAAAAAAATGATTACGTTGATTCAGTTGGTGAACTTGTGGCTATGTGTGAAAGGGACGGTTTCATACCGCGTTTTGCTACAGATATTCCTCAAGATAAAGTAGATTTAACTTTAAAAGATATGAATAATTATGTACATAAATTAGTTACTCAAGATCTAGGCTTTGGACAACAGATTGAAGATGCATTAAAGAAAATCCAAATTCAACAACAAATGAACGAAGCAGAAGAAACTGTATTAAGAATGGATGGAGATACTCCAGAGCTTATTGATGAAGATTATGAAGAATTTTATAATAGCATAGAAGAACAAAAGGCACAAGATTTGTTAGGAGATGAATAAATATGGCATTACAAGATTTAATGGCTCTATCTTTATCTAAGGGCGGAAAAAAGATGGGACTTTCTGAAGAGCGTATTAGAGAACAACTTCCTATTATTAAAGAATATATTGCTTTTTGGCGTGAATATCCTGATATGTTTGTAGAATTTTTATGTGGAGAAGCAAACCCAGAAAATTTCCATTTGTTCTTTTATCAAAGATTATTTTTAAGGGCGGTAATGCGTCATAGATATGCATACGCAACTTTCCCTCGTGCCTATTCTAAATCATTTTTATCAGTATTAATATTAATGCTTAGATGCGTATTATTCCCAGGAGCTCATTTGTTTGTTACAACAGGTGGTAAGGAACAAGCTGCGGGAATAGCAAGAGAAAAAGCAGAGGAATTATGTAAACTCATTCCTGGTCTTAAGAATGAAATTGATTGGTCAAGAGGTGCTTCAAAAGCATCTAAAAATATGGTTGAATACCTATTTAAAAATGGCAGTAAATTAGATATTATGGCTGCACAACAAAGTTCCCGTGGTAAACGTGCCACTGGAGGACTTGTAGAAGAGTGTATCCTTGTAGATCAAACATTATTGAATGAAGTTATCATCCCTACAATGAACGTTGACCGCCGTTTAGCCGATGGATCTCGTCATGAAGAAGAAGTTATTAACAAGAGTCAAATCTATGTTACAACTGCGGGATGGAAGAATTCATTTGCATATGAAAAATTGATTCAAACGCTTATTCAACAGATTATAGACCCAGGGCAAGCAATTGTTCTTGGTGGAACTTGGCGTGTTCCAGTTATGGAAAAGTTGTTACGTAAGAGTTTTATTGAAGAACTTAAATTAGATGGAACTTATAATGATAGTTCCTTTGCGCGCGAGTATGAATCTGAATGGAGTGGAGATGCGGAAAATGCATTCTTCTCTGCAGAAAAATTTGATAAACATAGGGTTTTACTTCAACCTGAATATGAATGGAGCGGCAGAAGTAGTAAAAATGCATATTATGTACTTGGGGTCGATGTTGGTCGTTTAAACTGTACTACCGAAGTTTGTATATTTAAAGTAACTCCGCAAGTGCAAGGGGCTTCTTTGAAGACACTTGTTAATATTTACACTTATGATGCAGAAGATTTTGAAACACAAGCGATAAATATTAAAAAGTTATTTTATAAATATAAAGCAAGAGTTGCGGCGATCGATGCTAATGGTCTTGGAGCTGGGTTAATAGACTTTATGACAAAAGCTCAGTTAGATCCTGAAACAGGAGATGAACTTCCACCATTTGGTATTGAAGGAGGAACATCTGATGATGCTATTGAACCTTATAAGAAAATTAAAGGGCCAGGAGTAGAAGAAAATGCTATATTTTTAATTAAGGCAAATGCGCCTATTAATACTGAAGCCCATGCCTATGTTCAAACGCAACTAGCCAGTGGAAAGATTAAATTTTTAATAGATGAAGGTCAAGCAAAAGTAAAATTAATGTCAACTAAAATGGGGCAACAAATGGATAATGACAAGAGAGCCGATTACTTAAAACCTTTTACTTTAACTACAATCTTAAGAGAGCAAATGCTTAATTTAGTAGAAGAAAATGAAGGGGTTAATATTATTCTTAAACAATCCTCAAAAAGTATTAAAAAGGATAAATTTTCAGCCTTTGAATATGGATTATATTATATAAAATTAGATGAAGATAAAAA